TTCCAGTTAGAAGGTCGCTGAGGCTGCTCATGAGACTTGGAAGTCTCTGTCCATTCGGCGTCGTCTTCTTCGGCCATGTCGGCCCAAGATTTGGACGAAGGCGAAGGCGAGGGGGAAGTCGGATGAGACATTGCGGGGGGTAGCGCGAAAATTGTTTCTGAAGGTCACGGAAACAAGAGGGGTGCTATTAAATAATTTTTTTTTAATTTTCAATTTTACAACAATTACTTTTTATATGAATATATGTATAAAAAGTAGAGCCGAAGCCCACTTTTTTACCAAGCCGAAACTCGAACCTCGATGTTTAATGTCCCCGGCGGAGTAGGACATGATAAATATTGCTTATAGGAATTCAATAAAATCCAAGGCAGAACCTATCAAATCATCGGCTGCTACTGTCAACCCTTCTGCATCGTCTTCGCGAGTCTTCTCCAAGATGCGAATGGCCGCGCCTGCGAGCTTATCCGCTATATGTATATCAGTTTGCTCAAGAGCAAAATTCATATATTTAATAGCAGACAGGATTGACTTATTAGCCTTTTCCATATTATCCTCCTTGCTAGCAAACTCCAGCAAACAAATAGCCCTTTTAACTGCTGCTTGCGCTCCAGGAATCGGTTTAATTTCATCCGTTCCTTTCCATGAAGTCACAGGGGAAGTCGAGAGAGACATTGCGGGTAACGCGAAATCGAATCTGGAAGTTGCTGAAAAGTCGGGGGGTGCTATTAAATAATTTTTTTTTAATTTTCAATTTCATAAAAATGTCTTACGTACTATTTTACAAAGAAGATTTATACGGATGTTATGGGCGTATTGAAATATTAAGAACCAATATTTTAATCATACTTTTTAAACTTTTAGAAAAAAGTAAAATCAACAGTATTACCTATGAAAATATTAGTAATTATTTGACAGTACCTGATTTTACTGTATCAAACTTTGATATTTCCGAGCTCAAGAGTGAATTAAGAAAGTTAGATTTCAGGGTAGAAAAAATTGTACACGAGAGTAGTAGTGGCTGTGCTCTAGAGCATATTTTGGAGCATATCAAATATCGTTTTAATCAATTAAAAGAAATTATGAGTAAAGATATAAGGGTAAACGTTACTGTACCTGGAGAATCAGCTAAAAAACATTATTTGGGCACCATGTATTACGAGCACTGGAAATTATTAGACCCGGTAAATTGTAACAAAGTTACACATGCCATGCACCAATTTATCACAGACGAAATAGATGATTTATGTAAAGCATTTGATAAAAGAGTTAAATTTGGCGAGGTGGTGTACGAAAATGCCAGTGATATTAATTATCAAGTTTGGAGTGCCAATGCAGTTAATTGGAACAGACCAGCAGGTTTTGATATTCCTGGTTGCTATCAAGCACAAGAAATGAAATATCAAGAAAAAGGTGTTTTTGGTATAGTAGTAACGCCAAGATATGGTTATAAAAAACTAGTTCCCAAAGAAATAAGTAAATTCACATAAATTCAAGTTCGCAATCAAAAGTTTCAATATCAGGAGTTAAAAAGGTATTAACTAGGTTCGTTATATGCCAATATTGCATACCAAAAAATCTTTGCAGAGAAAGTAATATCTCTTTATGTTCTTTTTTATAACGGTAATGAACAGTGCACAATGGCTTTCTTCTTAAAATTTTTGGTTCTCTGTAAAGTTTAAAAAATCTCAAGCTAATATAATTATCCCAATAATTAAAGTGCCCACAGTATCGGTTATTATTGAAAATTCCAATATTGCTGAAAAAATTACTAAAAGCAGGTTTTTGAGTATCTAATACATGAGTAACTGCCGGATGGTCAGTTATGCCTGGCATTTCTATATCAATATATGGACAGGTATTGCCATCTATGTTTATTTTGAAAGGACTTATATAGTACAAATTGCCTTTTTTAGGCCACCAATTAGTTATCTTTTCTAACGCTTGTTTAGCATTGTGATAGGCTTTCTTTTTTTTATATTTACCTATAAAAAATACTAATTTAGCCGGTCTTTTTGAAACAAACAATGTACCTTCATGCTGCTTCATAATTTTAAAATTATTTTTTTGTTATATTTTCATTTTTAAAATTATGGAAAGTTGTTATAAATGTAATAAAAAATCATTAATATTAATAGATTGTAAATGTGGTAAAAAATTTTGTATCAAACATAAACATGCGGAAAAACATAATTGTCCATTTGATTATCATCAAGAACAAAAAGATAAACTGGAGGCTAAAAAGATTAAAATTAATACAAAGATAATTTTAATATAATATTTTGACATTTTTATAACTACTAACTAAATTAGTTATATCTTCTTCTACAATATAATTACAACCTCTAATATCTAATATTTTTAAAGAACGATATCGAGATAATATTAAATTAATAAGATTTTTATTTACACTAACATGTTTTTGTAAAACTAATTTTTCTATTTTAGGGCAATTAATAGAAATTAAAAAAAGAGTATAATTCAGAAGTATACCCGATGAACTAAGATTTAAATTGACTAATTTTTTATGTCTAGTAATATTAGTAAAGGAGCTCCAGAAAGTATCTACATTAATCAAATTAAGATCTGTTAAATTATTATATCTTTTTAAAATTTTACTCATGTTACGAGCAGTGATAATATTTTCTTTTATGGTAAGTTTTTTTAGTTTTTCTGGATTAAGAATTAAGAGTAATTGGAAGTCTATTTTCCTTTTTAATAATTCTGTTAAATCTGCAGATTTTCTATTAAGAATTTTGTTTCTCCAATCAGAACATACCCTGCGTAAATTAATTATTTGTTCTTCAATAGGAACCATATCTATGATATAATGTAATATTTCTGTAGGTAAATACATTTTTTATCTAAAGTTTCATTATATTACTAAAAAGTTTTTTAAGATTATCTTCTGTTTCCAATGAAGCTTGGTTAAATCCCATGCTTTTAAGATTATCTTCAAAAGTAGCAATAAAAGTAGAACCGGCGTCTTGATAACTAGGATTAGTGATACGTATTTTACACATAAATGATTCCTCTCTGCCGCTATCGTAGTCCAGGGTATATGTCACGCGATAACCTTTGTTTTCAATTTCTTTTATCAGTCGGAGGTCAGGACGAGCCCTGATAATGATACTGGAACTGGAGCAATTTTCGTTAATTTTGGCAATAGCTTCCAGACAAGCTTTCTTTTGACTTTCATAATCGCCAGCTACTGGCATATCGGTACTATTACTTTTATCGCTTGGACCCGAAGCTGGAGGGATTTCCATATCGGACATTTTTATAAATATTTTTTTTAAAATTAATTAATTCCTTCTCGTTTCATTAATTTTTTTAAACTAGAATGATACCATTCCTTACTGTTTCTCGGAGCAGGTACGTTTACATCATTAATAAGTCTAGTAAAACCAGTGATCCCTAAATGCATGTGTTTGCTCCTAATATAACGTATTCTTTCTATAATTCTTTGTTCTTTTTCATCTCTTATATGCAAGGGAGCACCAGTGCTTCTATCAGGGTTTATTTTCCAACCATAATGAGGTTTAGTTCTTAAATTTCCTGTCTTTTTTAAGTGCTCTAAAACACCTTTTACTCTTTCTGAAGTAAGTTCTCTTTCAAATTGTGCCTGACTGGCCATCAAAGTAAGAATTAATTTTCCAGAAGGAGAAGTAATATCCATATTAAGGTCAATAATGATAAGATGAGCTCTTTTCTTTTCTATTTCTTCTACTAATTCTAATAACTCTTTAGTATTACGGGCTAAACGACTAACTGAAGCAATAATAATCCAATCTTCTTCTTTTAGCTCCTTTCTCAATTGTTCCAGTGCTAAACGTTTGTCCATACTTCCTCCAGATAATCCCCTGTCGATGTAAAAAGATTTTAAGAAAAGATTATGTTTTTTACATTCTTGTGCTATTTTACTTTCTTGGGCTTCCAGAGAAAAACCATCATTTACTTGCATAACAGTAGATACGCGAATATATCCATAAGCACAATGTCTATCGTTAGGAACCGGTTGAGTACTTTTCTTAACAGCAGAACCGGCTTCGCCTTTTTTGTCATCTAATTTTTCTTCGATATGACAATCGTGCATTTGATTTATTTCGCGGCGCAAGTAATTAACCTTCTTATTATCCTTCAAAATAGGCCATAATTTTTCTTCTAATTCACTCTGATCTAATAGAAAAACTATAGCATAATCATGTTTTTCTGCTACAATGATTTCTTTCTTCTGTTGTTCGTTCTCACTGGTCTTTGAAAAGAGAAATCTCCTACTACCTGTTAAGGCTCTGTAAAAAACAGTATTTTGTAGCATAAAATCTTTATCATAGGTTAGATTTAATTTATCCAGACAAATATCTAATTTATCTTTTGTTACACATTTATTACACCAAATTCCTAAAATAATATCATTGTTATAAGCTTCTATTTCGTGTCCTTGTTGACATTGAAATTTGCTTTTTTGAAAAGCATCCTCTGCTAGATAAATAATTTTTCCGTCTTTTTTATTTACTAGATTAATGACCTCATTTAAAGCCATTTTATACTTAAAAATTATTTAATGTCACTTCAAAAACCAGCACTTATTTTTAAGGCTGAAAAGCCTTTTATATTTTCTAATAATAAAGACTTTTTATTAATTACTCAAGGCCGGGGTATTAAATGTCAAACATGTCAAAGTAAGATATTTTTTGGCTTTATTAACTGGAAGAACCATTGTAAAACCAAAAAACATATTCATAGACACAATAATAATGATAAAAAAATAAGTACAAATAATGAACTAGAAAAATTAAAAGAAGAGTTAAAATTAGAAAAAATAGATAAATGTCGTTATGCTAATCATTGCGAGCAATTAAAGAATCAATTAAAAGAACTTAGACGGGAATTTACAATAATAAAACAAGAAATAAAGAAGAAATTTAATTTAAAATAATAATATAAGCTTATTATTTTAAGACTCCTGTACAGGTTTTTCTTTTCTAGGAATATAAAAATTATTTTCTTGAGGCAAAACAATCTTTTTCTTTTCTTTAGGTTTTGTAAAGGGATGACACGGTAAACCCATTTTAGAAGTCATTTTTTTTATACTTTTTCATTTCATTTAATATATAAGCTACCTTTTCTTTTTTCCTTAAATCTTCATACTTTACCTTAATCATACCTGGACTGGGTTTTGAATTTTCTACTATATCTTCTTCTATCTCAGGGGAATATAAATCTTCTAAAAATATATCTCTTTCCTTGTTTTCTTTCACTTCCCTGATTTGTTTGATGAGACTATTATTATCCATCAAGAACATACTATCTCCTGAATCATCGCCATCTTCAGGCCAAATACTTTTTTCTCCAGTTAATTTACAGTTACTCATATTTTAAAAAAATGAATATTTATTTTAAATAATTTCTATAAAAATGAGTTCTCAGTTTCCTAAAATAGACACAGTGGCTGATATACTGGCCTCTGTTAAAATAAACGATAAATTATTGGAAAAATCAAAAATAGATAAATTAATCCGATTAAAACATCAAGATGAAAACATGTTAAGTATAAAGAATAGAGCCTTTTTATACGATGTCATTGGCTTGATAGAACTACTTGGTTTTACTGACGCTTATAATTATCTGAAAAAGAATCAGAAAAATAAATACGACACAGATATATTAAAAAATGCACCGCCTTTTAAGGAAGCTAGGAGAAGTTATTTCTTAACTATAACCGAAAAGATAAGAGAAAGAGCTGAACAAAAATTATCTATCTATGAATGCGGACGTTGTAAGTCAAAAAATATTCAATCAGAGGTTAAACAGACAAGAAGAGCTGACGAAGCTATCACTGAGATTCATAAATGCAGGGAATGTGGCTTTACCTGGCGCGGCTAAATTTATATTTTATTTTTTGATATAAAAAATATGATACCTGCTCGTTTATTATTTACCATTTTAGGTATAGTTGTTTTAGAAACAATAAGTCAGTTCACCGCAAGAAAATATTATGAAAATAGAAAAAGATACTACAATTTTGCAATAGCTTTTATCCTCTATTTCCCCGTATTAGTTTTATTAGTATATAGTTATAATTTCGCCAGTTTTGCTATTGCTAATGCCCTCTGGGATAGCGGAACTATTATTGCCATGGGTTTAATTGGACGTTTTTATTTTGGGGAACCTTTTACTACCGGAGAATTAATAGGTTTATCATTGGTGGTAGCAGGAGCATTGACTATAGGATTTACCAGTGACGGGGGTAAAAAGAAAAATGAAACATAAAATAAAATACTAATAGTAAAATAATGTTTTGGTATCATTATTTAAATAATCCCAAGGAAAAAAATTTACTATCAGAAAGACGTTGTAATGAAGATAGTTTAGTAATATGTTGGCAGCGAGAAAAAAGACAATATAACATGTTTGAAAATTATATTTCCTTTTTAAAATTTCAAAAAGAAATAGAAACTAATAATATCGTAGAGAAATGTTTTTATGAGATTATGTTACCAGGAAAACCAAGAAAGATTTATTTTGATATTGATATTGAATTAGATGATTCTATTTTTAATGATATTGAAGAGCGTGATATTATTAAAACCTTAAAAGAGGCTATTTTTACCGAATTAGACAATAAAGAAATAACTATTTTAGTTTTTAATTCGCACACTGAAACAAAGTTTAGTTATCATTTAGTATTGCCTGATTTTTGTGTTAGTGATGAAAAAGCTTGTCTTAATTTTTACAAAGCAGTTATAGAAAAGGTGCCTGAAAGTTATCATAAATTTATTGATAACAGTGTCTATAAGAACACGCAACAATTCCGTTTATTAGGAAGTCATAAATTTGGCAAATCTAATACTAAAATATTTAATGGTTATTTAAGTC